CTAGAAGAATGGCAGAATAGCCCCTGGGAGCAAAGCCAATTGACCTGGCGCTAAGGCGAGCAGTGGGCGTGTGGCATCTTTGGAGCTGATGTGCCTGCGCATTGCGTTGGTTGCTCGCCTCACCACCTGATCCAGTCCAATGCGTTTGATAAGGGCTAGGGGCAAACCCAGCTGCACAGCCATCCACGTATTAGTGTCGTATCTCGTTGCAGCAGCAGCGTTCAACCAGATTTTCTTGGTGTCTGTTGGCAGCATTGCTTTGGTTGTTGGTATGACCCGAGCAGCATCTACCATTGTCGGCTGCTCGTACACTGCGAGACGTTTGTCGGCGGAAACGGACCCATAGATGTTGTCCACAGCATATTGAGCCACGACGTCGGCTTCCCTAGGTAGCAACTTGAACCTATTTTGAATATGCGTGATATAGTCACGCACTGCTTGGGCCTCACATTGCTTGAATGCATGGGTGGTAGCTCCAATCTCGACGGTGGCTGGCCTGTAGTAGGTAGCCGACATGCCAAAGAACGGCGTGGCATTGAGATTGTTTTTCCATGTAGTGTCAGCAGACAACCATGAGCACGTGGAGATTGCTAGTTTCTGCATTGTTTTGTGGCTTGCGCCACGCCTGACACAGCTTGCTGCAGCAGCAGCCACTTGACTTGGGTACTCCCAGGGGTTGTAGTTGGCAGTTTTGTACCATGAGCCTGACACAAAGTTGATTAGGTTCGGGCACACGGGTTGTTGCGGCATCATGACAGTATCAGCAGTCATGTTGTATTGGAGGAACTCACCAGTATAGTCGCTGATCATTGACTTGCGCAGCTGCAGGTCATGGCCTTGAAGCTGTAGGGCAGTCATGTAGACTAAAGCAGAATCCCACTTGAACCCAATACATATCTCATCGTCGCCACACATCTGCCATGTAGCTGGCTGGTGCCAGTGTTGGTAGGATGCAGCAGCTTGTTTGAAAGCCATCTCCATATAGACATTGTGCAACATGGTGTTGTCCCTGGCAGTGTCTCGCTCACCACTGGAGAGTCCTTGGTTGCTGATATTGCCGTCAATGGTGTGGTTGTAGTGTGCTGCAGCCATCCAAGCCGCCGCAGCGGCGGGGGCATGTTGTCCCAGTCTATGGTAGGCTTTTGCCATACTTAGGTTTGCAGCTGCACGTATCCTAGTTGTGTGCGTATTGTTGAACGAACTGTAGTCTAGGCAGAGCACTAGCGTTTTGATTGTCTGTTTGGCCATCACTATGTTCTTGCTTGTGCGTCTTACATCATCAGGCGTTTGACGCATAACAGAGCCCTGTATTGATAGGTGTTTCTCAATGTTGTTCGAAGCATAGGCAGCCACTGCATAGGCGACGTCGTCAACAGCACGCAATGGCCTACGCTTGAGCCCAGGCTCGTTCTTGGTTGCTGCGCGGCATTTCATCTTGGGGGTGCCACTCATGGCTTTCCCAAACCACGTCGAGCTAGTGTGGCCCAGCATGAGTGCTTTTGTCTTCCTGACCCGTTTGTCAGCCAAGAGATCGGACAGTCCGTTGTTGGTGGTGGTTTTTTGGCTACTGGTGCCTGATCCTAACCACACGGCTCTCGACAGCCACCAGTCCTTGTGTTCCTGGGCGCCCGATGGACCGGCAGACAGCGCGAGAGCGCAGTATTTGTCTAGCAGCGCGCGAGCATCAGATGTCCAGCAGTCACAATTCTCTGGCGGTCTTCTAGAATAGGCATGGGCAGCAGTGACACTCAGTCTTTCATAGAGCTCTTCGTCTATGTCATGTCCGCGCAAATCGCGGCCAAGCATTGTTTTGATGCGTGCTACTAGGGTGTGTTTCTGGTTTGGTTCGGGAGCATGACATAGAATACCTTTGTCAGACATTAGGTCTGTAGCTTGCCTGGCAATGGTCTCGATGCTGACTGTTGCTTGGTCCTCCCACAGTGCAAGTGGGAACGTTAGCAGTCCATGGGCTATCCTCGCTGACCCATGTTGGATCAGCAGCTCAATTAGCAGTATCAGTGCGGAGATGCAGTAGCTGTATTGACCCTTGTTTATTTCAAGCAGTCTGCGCAGGATGGCTGGACACAAAGCTGTTGCATTAACCACGGACTGTAGACTGACACGCACTCTGCCAATAAAGCCTGCCGGAACTATGGCATAATCACTCTGATCTATTAGTGGCTTGATTGGGTTGTCCTGTGCGCATGCTTCGCTGCAGGTGTGTTTCCAGTTATGCACTGCAAGCCAAGCAGCCATTTGGCCTGCTGAGCGCCACCTGAAGTGCGTGGCCGCATCGGTCAACCCATAGGGGGCAGCGATGCGCACCAGATGTGCACAGCAAGCTGTGGATGCTCCTAATTGCAGGAACGCACTAGCAGAACTGGCGCGTCGGACGCAGTGGTTGCAGCCCCTGGATCGGAAGATGCATCTTGCCGTTGGGTGCTGTCGGTCCCACTCGTCTGGGAGAGACGAGTTGGCTGAGCTACAGAGCTTTCCGACTCCGCAGAGGCTGCCGCGGCAACCTCTGCGGACTGCCCTTTTAAATGGCCTGTGTGTTGTTGGTCAGAATGCTGGCTTGTCGGGGCGTTATCAGGCGGTTTGCTGCCTGTGCTGTCTATGGGATCTGCTGGGGCGGCACCAGAGTTGGCAGCTTCGATGCCGGAGGCAAACAGGTCTGGTCGTTGTAAGTGAGTGGCTGCAGCGACTTGGGCCGCTGCATACTTCCTCTCGGCGTTGAGCCTGATCTGCTCTGCTATGTTCAATCGTAGGGCGTCTACGCGCATGTCCACGGCTGAGTCGCCCTTGCAGCTTAGATACCTGGGTAGTGCTTCTGCAAGCCATTGGAGTGCGGTGTCATCCCCGGTGAGCTGCTGCGGGATCTGCCATTTAGCTAGAGCGGTCATTGCTGGTGAGACAAACTTGTTGCCGCCGGTAGCCCTGTCAACTAGTGTTGCTAGCACAACGTCAGAGCTGCTGGCATCAATTTTCTGGAGTGCTGCTGGTATTGCGCGGGACATATATTGTCCGTCGCTCTCACCACTGGTCGTTGAAGACTCGGAGGAGGACCGTGAGCGGCTCGAACCATCGGATTTGGGGGTGACAGGTGTCGTTGGCTGGCGTGTAGGCATGCGTTCGACGTAGGGACGTGGTGGTGCATCTGAGTTGTTTGGTTCAGTGTCTGACTGCATGGCTGGTTCAGTAGCCATAATATACCAGTTGGTGTCTCGGGTGGCCTCGATGGTGGCCAAGAGTCCGAAGTAGGCTGCATGGTTGGGAATGCGCACCATAGTATGAAGCCTGTAGGCCCCAATAGTGTTTGAATAGAGTTGAGGCTCAATGCCTGAGCTTGCAGGGGGCGCCCAAGCCACCCCGTCGAGGCTTGTTGTCTGCATGTTGTAGAAACCGATGCCGACGTCAATGCCATTGCTACGCAAAACATGAGCTAGTGCAGCGGCATCGTGTGCTTGTGCAAGCTGCTCTATACGCATGAGGCCACCTATGGACACTCCATTGGGCTGAGCAACCACCTCGAATTTTGCTATTTCAGCTGCAATAGCATCATAGGCTGGTACCTTGGTACGCCAAGTCAGCATGGTTGTGCAGCTGGGTGCTGGAGTGCGTCTCGTTAG